GATTTTAATATCAATCCATACAACGCTATCTTTTTGATTCAAATAATAGATGGTAAGGTCACGATTATTGACAACGCTATTATCAACGGCAAGCCATTAGTCGATTCAATCACATACTTAAAAGACAAGTTCGGGCATCTAGGGGCGGCATTAATGAGCGCGACTATATACGGTGATGCGGCAGGTAGGGCAAGGTCACAAGGCACAGCACAAACTAATTACGACATTATCAGGAACGCAGGGTGGAAGAAGCTGAAAATTAAAACATCCAATCCGCGCGTAATGGACAGAATAAACGTGGTTAATTCTATGTTGCGTAATGGAAACGGTGAGTGTAGGATGCAACTATGCGCGCGAAATCATCGGTTGATAGATGACTTAGAGCAGATGTCATTCAATGACAAGGGTGAAGTTGATAAGTCCAACCAAGGCTTGAGCCATTGTTCAGACTCAATAGGATACTATTTAGAGCATGAGCATCGGCTGATTAAACAATCTGCAATAAGCGCGAGGTACGCATAAATGGATGAGGCTCAAAGGCTAACCAAATTCAAACGTCGTTACGATATGTATGGCGACAACTTCGATGGACAAGTCATATCTAAGCTGGGGCGAATATATCGAGCATTTGCTCAACTCAAGTTAGACGTTCAACTAAACACCAACAACCATCTATTCAAGCAGGTGGTTAACTCCATATCCAATGTCTATTCATACGGCGTTGTTCGCACGTTTGATAATGACGTTTTTAGCGAATTGTATAGCGACATTCGGATTGATAAAACACTGGCGCAAGCTAATCGATATTTAAACGCTTTCAATGACGTGCTTATTCAAATCGGCTGGGATGAGAAGTTAGCTAGACCCAAGCTAATGCTCCGATTACCGCACATGACCGAAGTCGATTATTCACAAGGCGAAGTTCAGGCGGTGCGCTACTTTGTTGATATGGTGGGCAAAGATAAAAAGACAGAGCGGTGGGCGTATTGGTCAGCAGATGAGCATTATTATTTAGACCGTTCTGGCGGTGATGATAAAGTGGTAGCCGTTGAAGATAACGAAGAAATGGTTAATCCATTTGGCGTTCTTCCATTCGTATATCTGCACAACGGGTGGCGTGATGAGTCGTTCTGGGATAATCATAAAGGCGATGATTTAACGGGCGGCACGATTGATATGGCTGTGCATCTAACGTTCTTAAACCATATAATCAAAACGCAATCATTCAAACAGTTGGTGGGTAAGGGCGATAATGTTGGTGAATTATTGGGTCAGATATTAGACCCGTTATCAGTGCTGACATTAACGGGACAGAATACCGAGATTCAAGTCTTAGATTTGCAGTCCAATTATGAGCAACTACAGCGGACGATTGATTCATTAGCCAATAATCTAGCGGTTGGTTATGGCATCTCACCAAGTCAATTTAGAATGACAGGTCAAACATCGAGCGGCTTTGCCTTGCAGATGGAGAATATCAGGCTAGATAGATTTACCCGTGAGCAACAGCAGGATTTTAAGGAATACGAACAGCAGATATTTGAGATGTTAAAAGTCGTCAATGGATATTATGGGACTGAACTAGTGGGTGAAATGACGATTGATTTTGCTGAACCTAGCTACCCAATACCAAGAGGCGAGCAATTAACCATTGACCAACAGGCGATTGATTTAGGACTAACCGCGCCGCATAAAGTCCTTGTCAGAAACAACCCCGACCTAACAGAAGAACAGGCGCGTGTTGATATTGATGATAATATTAATGCACGAAATGAAATGCTAGACAAGGTAACAACAGGCGGCTCATTAGCAGATACAACGGCGGCGTTGTTAGATGCCAACGCTTGAAGCAATCCATAGCCAGAACGAGAAAGGGATTGATAAATTCCTGACCCAGTTTGACGGTGAAATGGAAAAGGTCTTTAGAGAAGTTCAGGCAATAGCATCAACCGCATTAGCCGGACTGTCTAAAAACGATGTTCTGCAATACGAGTTCGTGTGGCGTGAGGCATTAAAGGAAGCAGGATATTACAAGTTAGTTAACAAGCTGATTGATGATAATTTCAACTCATTGCATAAAGGCACTATCCAAGCGTTTGAAGCAGGTGGTTTAAAAGCTATATTCACCGCTGAAGATGCCGTGTCTATTCAAGCTATGAAATCCATGAGGCGCAACTTCTTTATGCGCTTGGGTGATGATGTTGGATTAGCTGTTAAGAAATCATTGTATGGTCATGTTCTAGCTGACTCAACTTTGGTTGAAATGTCGGCAAGTATTGCGACCACATTAAAAGACAGTAATCTAGCCAAACACGCGACAACCTATGCGCGAACAGCCGCCGCAGAATTTCAACAAGAAACGATATTCATGAAAGCCGCCGAGTTCGGCGATGACGGAGATGTTTGGGTTTATGTTGGTGTGGCAGACAAAAAGACTCGTGATTTCTGTCAAGATGTACTAGATAAAAATAAAGCAATGACGAAGAAAGAGGCGTTAAAAGTACGCGGTGATAAGCACCGACAGTTTAATTGCCGCCATAAATTATTCAATGTATCGCGTGACTATGCTGAAAGCAGGGGCTACGTGATATGAGTAGTGTTGATGATAGTGCTGTTAGATTAGTGTTATCAAAGCTAAAAAAGAACATTAAGAATCCAAAGCGTTTTCTAAACACGCTAGGTAGCGAGTTAACAGCAGATATTATTACTAGAACTCAAAATGGAAAGGATTATAAAGGTATTGATTTTAAAGACTACACGCCAGCCTCAAAGATAATGAGAGCAGACGCAGGATTCAGCCCAAATCTGGTTAATTTAACGCAGTCGTCAGATATGCTGAATGCGCTTTCTTCCAAAATATCTAAAAAAAATGAATTAACTTTATACTTTTCAACGGGCGAGCAACTAAGAAAAGCAAAGAAGCATCAGACAGGTGATGGCGTTAGAAAGCGTCAATTCTTTGGCTTAGATAAAAAGCAGAGGGAAGAAACGAAAAGCAAATTATTAAAGTTTTTATCAAAAGACTTCAAATGAGCGTATATTCAAAATTGAACAACAACCGACAAGGTGATTAAAATGGCTGACGAGCAAAAAACGGTGGAAAGTGTCGAAACTCCTAAGACAGAAAATGAGGTGGTTTTATCGCAATCTAAACTCGATAAATTAATTGACAAAGGTTTCAGCAAGGGCGCGACCCGTGCGAAAACAGAGTTGGCTAGTTTGCTGGGCGTGGATTCAATCGAACAGGCACAGGAATTGATAACAGCAAAGCGCGAATCAGATGAAGAAAGTAAATCTGAACTAGACAAAGCATCTGAATTAATCGCTACGCTATCATCAACGATTGCAGGTCTGGAAAGTGATAACGCTAAGATTAAAGCCGATGCTTTGATTGAAGGCGTGATTGCTAAAAACGAGATAAAGGAATCTGATTATTTCAAACATCTTTTAAGCCAAGAAACAGGTAAAGAGGATTTTGAATTAGAGCCTTTTATCGAGAAATTGCGAGGTGATAAACCTTACTTATTTTCTGGAGCGGAGTCTAAACCAATGAGGGTCGATTCAACGACGAACAAACAGGCATTGAATGTCAGTGAGCGAATCAAGAATTGCACAACCATTGATGAACTGATGAAACTTCAGATGGAAATTAATTAACTGGAGTAATATAAAATGGCAGTAAACACAAAATCGATTCTAAGCGATAGCGTTGTCGACTTAATGAATCAAGCAGTTATCGTGAGCGGTAACAGCTACAACAAGATTGATGCGTATGCAACTATCCGTCAGGATGACATGGCGAATAGTATTGCGTTCACAGTATTTTCAAGAATGGCGGCGGCAACAACGCCATTAACTGACGGTACAGAAGCATCTTCCACAACAATGACCGATACCAAAGTGACGCTATCAATGGCTGAATATGGTTCTGTTATCACATCAACTAGCCTAGCGAATATCGCTACAGCCGGTAAAGCCGATTTAGCTTCTGCTCAATTGGTTGGTGTTAACTTGGGTGAAACTACTGATGCACTAGGTCTTGCGGCTGTTGAAGCAGGTACTAACACTATTGCGGCTGGCTCTATTGGTACTTTAGCTTCAGGCGATTTGCGCTCTGCTTATACGGCATTGGCAAACGCAGGTATTGCTAAATTCCCAGACGGGCGTTATGTAGCATTCGTTAATCCTAGCCAAATTTCAGACATTAAAGGTGCTTTCATAACTATCGCACAAAATACTGATATTGGTGCGGCTACAAGCGGAGTAGTTGGTGCATTAGAAGGCTTTACATTGGTTGAAGATTCAAATGTAACAGCAGGAACGGTTTCATGTTTCGGTGTAAACGCATTGGGTAAGGCTGTTGCTTCTACTCCTGCTCTCAGAGTGGTTGAAGGTAATGACAATCTTGGGCGTTCAGTTAACGTCGGTTGGTATGGCGTGCTGAAATATGGCGTAATTGATGAAAACGCACTACGCGTAATCACTGGGGCATAACATGGCAAAGGCAGATAGTAAGAAGGCAGAAGCCAAAACGGTATCTGCCAAACCATTAGTCGCGTTAAGTGATGGTAGTCATATGATTGACGGCGTAACGTATACATTCAAAAGTGGCGAGGCTATTATTGCAACCGCTAAACACGCGAAGGCTTTAAAAGTACTCCGCGCATTTGGTGGTCACTAATGGCTTGGTCGCTAACGAATGCTGACGTTATAACAGCACTTCCGATTCTTGCGGATTTCTACGAGAAAGCAGATGGTGGCTCAACAACAACATTAACTTGTAAACGACTAACGTCGCTTCAGGGCGATGAGATTGTTGGCGCAACTATTGGTTTTATCAGTGGAGATAATGCAGGAACGGATGCTGTTGTATCAACCTATGCTTCAGCAACGACAGCGACATTTGGATTTGATGCGGTGTCAGGCTCAGTGGATTCGTCCACGGGGTTTGGCATCATCCTTATTTCTTGGGAAGTTTATATTGATAGGGCATATTCAATCATTAAAAACGAACTTCGTAATAAGGGGTTAGACATTGATTTATTCAAGACAGTTTCGCAGGTCAAGGAATTACACCTGTTGAAAACGGTTGAGTTAGTCTGCTTGTCAAAGCGTCAAGATGCAAATGCTGATGATGTATTCCATGAATCTTATCT